TCAGGAACTTTCCCTGTTCAATACATAGCAGTTGGGAGATAAAGAATGGAATTAGATTATTCAAGAATGGTAGCTGAGAGTGGTCATTATAAGACTCAGGGTCTTTTCTATGAATACCGATTCCAGTCCAGCTCAGACTATCTGCCATACACTCTGAAAGAGCGTGACTATAAAGGTCACAGGTCAATGTATAAGATATACATGGCATGTGACTCTGAGTATGAAGCTGCCATTAAACTTTTGAATTCATGGAAGCATTGGGAGATTCTCATTGCTACCGATTGGTTCTCTAAAGAAGTAGACAAGTGGCGAGAAGAGCGTGAGATAAGAGAGTTAGCATTAGGAAAATCCGTACTAGTCGCTCAAGCTGAAGAAGGAAATGTGACAGCTGCTAAGGCTTTAGTGGACGGATCTAAGAGAAAAGCAGGCAGGCCTTCTAAGAATGAAATAAAAGCTGAACTTAAGAAGAAAGTTAAAATGGACAATAAAGTGTCCAGTCTAGTAGACAGAATGGAACGTACTAAGTAATGGCGAAAGCTCAACTGGGAAATCTAGATAAGATACGTAATAGGGCTCTCACAGACTTATCGTATTTTGCACACCTAGTGAACCCTCACAGAGTGTACTCGGACATACACGAGCAACTCTTTGAGTGGTGGACTAGAGAGGCTAGGGAAGATAACCAGCTAGCTCTGATACCTCGTGGACATCAGAAGAGTCATTGTGCAGCTGTAAAAGCAGCCTGGGACATTACTAGGAACCCTGCCATAACGATCTTGTACGTATCAGCGACAGCTGAATTGGCCCAGGCTCAATTGTTTGCTATAAAGCAGATCCTTGAGAGTGAAGTGTATCAAATGCTTTGGCCAGAGATGATACATGAGGACGAAGGTAAGCGTAAGAAGTGGACCAATACAGAAGTAATCGTTGATCACCCTACACGTGAACTAGAAGGGATAAGGGACCACACCATAGCTGCTAGAGGGGTCACTAGTAATATCACCGGACTTCACTGCGATGCTATTTACCTGGATGACTTAGTTGTTCCTTTGAATGCTTATACTAATGAAGGAAGAGAGAAAGTTGCAAGACTCTACTCTCAATTAGCTTCCATTAAGAATCCTGGAGCTACAACTACAGTTGTCGGTACACGTTATCATCCTGTAGATCTCTATCATACATTGATGAATATCCGTCAAGACCTCTACGATGAAAATGATGAAAAGGTCGGCGAAAGCCCAACCTATGAGATCATGGAAAGGGTTGTAGAAAAAGAAGGTGTTTTCTTGTGGCCTAAGACTATGAGGAACGATGGCAAGTACTTCGGGTTTGATCGTAAAGAACTTGAGAGAATCAGGTCTGAATACGTAGACTCAGCTCAGTTCTATTCTCAGTATTACAACAATCCTAATGATCCTGCCAATGCAAGAATTGATAGAAATAAAATCCAGTATTACGATCACAAGCACATAAAGCAAGAAGATGGCAAGTGGGTATTCAAGGGTAATCGCCTAAATGTGTTCGCAGCTATTGACTTTGCATTCTCTCTTAATCAGAAAGCTGACTTTACAGCTGTAGTGGTTATAGGGGTATCTGCTGAAAATGATATCTATATCTTGGAGATTGATAGATTCAAGACAGATCGTATATCGGTATACTTTGAGCACTTATTAGATGCTCACTCTAAGTGGGGCTTTAGAAAGCTTAGAGCAGAAGTAACAGTGGCACAGCAAGCTATTGTAAGAGAATTGAAAGAGAATTACATTAAGCCCCATGGACTATCTCTCAGCATTGATGAGTATCGTCCTAGCAGACACGAAGGGAATAAAGAAGAGCGTATAGCTTCTACCCTTGAGCCAAGGTATGACAATTTGTCAGTTTGGCATTATAAAGGAGGGAACTGTACTCTCCTAGAACAAGAACTTCTAATGTCAAAACCCCCTCATGATGACATCAAGGATGCACTAACAGCTGCTATAGACATAGCAGTAGCTCCTAAGTTGAGCGGATCAAGACAGAAGAAAAATAATATTATATTCCACAGTAGGTGGGGCGGAGTCGCAATTTAATGGTAGGCAAGGTAGCAGAACTTGAGAACGTGTTCAGTCGAGAGCAACAGGCTGAAGCTATAGTTAGAAAGTATTCCACCTCTAACAATCAAAGACAAGAGTGGTTAGGTGCTCAGAGAGAGAAGCGAAACTTCTTATTCGCTACTGACACTAGGCATACTAGTGCAGGCAGACTTCCTTGGAAGAATAGCACGACCACTCCTAAGCTTACTCAGATAAGGGATAACCTCCACGCTAATTATATGGCAGCGTTGTTCCCCAATGATGATTGGGCTAAATGGGAAGGTTACTCTCAGGACGACGATACACAAGATAAAGCTGAGGCTATCCAAGGATATATGAGCAACAAGCTTAGAGAGGGCAAATTTATGTCCGTTGTCTCTAAGGCTGTGTATGACTATATCGATTACGGTATCGCTATAGGTGACGCTGAGTATATAGATGAAACCAGAGAAGACTCTATAACAGGAGAAGAGATACCAGGATTCAAAGGTCCTAGGGCTAAGCGTATATCTCCTTTGGACATCGTATTTAACCCAGCATGTGAAAACTTTGGCGATAGCTACAAGATCATGAGATCTATCAAGACCTTCGGAGAACTAGAAGCTGATGCTCAGGATATGCCAGATAAGCAGCATTATCTAGATGCTCTTAAGAAGGCTAGAGAAGTCAGATCTGCCGCAGCGAATGGGGCATACTCATCAGAAGACTTTGACAAAGCAGCTGGATTCAGTGTGGATGGATTTGGCAGTTTACAGGAGTACTTCCAGTCTCCTTATGTAGAGATCTTGGAGTTTGAAGGGGACCTACATGATCCTGTCACTGATCGCCTAGAACGAAACCAAGTTATTACCGTTATCGATAGATCTTATGTTATTCGAAGAGGTATTATACCTTCTTGGTTAGGAAAAGGCAACAAGGTAATGGTAGGTTGGAGGGAACGTCCTGACAACTTATACGCTATGGGGCCTTTAGATAACCTGGTAGGTATGCAATACCGTATAGACCATCTAGAGAATCTTAAGGCAGATGTGTTCGATTTAATCGCATATCCACCTCTTGTCATTAAGGGTGAAGTAGAGCCGTTTGAGTGGATGCCTAATTCAGAGATCCATATTACAGATCCTGAAGGCAGCGTGGAAATGCTTAGACCTGATACTACAGCTCTCAATGCAGACTTCCAAATTGATCGACTAGAACAGAAAATGGAAGATATGGTTGGAGCTCCTAAGCAAGCTATGGGGATTCGTACTCCAGGGGAGAAGACAGCCCACGAAGTACAGACTCTAGAGAATGCGGCTGGAAGAATCTTCAATGAAAAGGTTAGAAACTTCGAGATAAACTTCGTAGAGCCACTTCTTAATTCTATGCTTGAGATGTCTAGACGTAACCTCGACACAGCTGATGTAATCCGTGTGATGGACGATGATATAGGGGTGACCAAGTTCCTGACTATCACCAAAGAAGACATAACAGCTAAAGGCACTATAAGGCCTGTAGGAGCTCGCCACTTCGCTGCTAGAGCTCAGATGATGCAGAACCTTACAGGAATCTTTAACTCCCCTGTAGGGCAGGTCATAGCGCCTCACTTGAGTCCTAAGCAGTTAGCTAAGATGATGGAAGAGTTGATAGGTGTCGAGAAGTTCCAGCTAATACGAGACAACGTAGCTGTATTTGAGAATGCTGAGACTCAGAAGTTAGCTGAGCAGACTCAAGAAGACGCTGAAGTAGAAAGTATTACACCGACGGAGTAAAACAATATGCATTCTTCTTGGACTAACGGATTAGAAAAGCAACAAGCCGAAGACATGAAAACTACCGTGAAATACTCTGGAACAGTCCTTTCCAGACTAGTAGATATATTAGAAAAAGAGATTTCAATATCTGAGAGAGATCAATTATCTAGGGATTACTCAGATGCATCGTGGGCATATAAGCAAGCTGATTATATTGGACAACAGCGCTCATATGCTAAAGTATTAACTATTATTAAAAGCGCAATAAAGGAATAATATGACTGACCAAGTTATAACAGAAACAAAAGGTACTATCTTTGAAAGTGCCGCTAAAGTCGAAGACCAGAAGACAACTTCTACCGACCAGGCCGAGGTGAAATCAGATCCTGTTGATGTTAATAAGCTATTCGCCGACAAGCTAGCTACTATTACAAACGAGGATGGAGTACAAAAGTATAATACTCTTGATCAACAATTACAAGGTCACCTCAATGCTGAAAGGCATATTAAAACTCTGGAAACAGAGATGCAAGACCTTCGTAATAAAATTAAAGGACAAGAGACTATGCAAGAAGCACTTCAAAACTTATCTGCCAGACAAGAACCAGAGACGACCAAATCTGAGGGAATTAACGCAGAGCAATTAAAAGGAATGACTCTAGAGACTCTAAAACAGTATGAGCAATCTAAGATCCAAGATACCAATAAAAAAGAAGTATCTGATCAATTGATCGCTAAGTTTGGGGATCAAGACAAGGCCAAGTTAGCGTACAAAGCTAAGGCAGAGGAGCTAGGTGTTGATATTGACACTCTAGTAGATCTCGCAGCTAAGTCTCCTAAAGCCGTACTTTCTTATTTTGGAACTACTCAAGATAATTCTTTTAACACTACTACTGGCTCAATGAATACATCTGCTATCGAGGCTCCAGCTAAGAAAGAAGTAGATTATTCGGCCAGGTATTTAACTAGCACAAGCCCTTCTCTCGGAAAATGGAAAGAAGCTGGCGAAGGCTTATATAATAACTAAGGATTAATTAAATGATTACTCGCGATACTAACCTCGCTTTCCTCGAAGCGCAGCAGTATTCACAGTACCTTCTTCGAAACTTGTACGATGGATTACTTCCTACAAATTTTTATCGTAACGTTTCAGATTTCGGCACTGGGTCTACTTTAAACATCAAAACTATTGGTGAAGTTACTTTACAGGACATCACTGAAGACGAAGATTTCCAATACAATCCAATCGAGACTGGCTCAGTTACTTTAAGTATTACTGATTACCCAGGCGACGCTTGGTATGTAACTGATGAGTCTCGACAAGACTTGAGTCAAGTTGAAGCACTTAATGCAGCACGAGCAGAAGCTGGTAAACGTGCTTTCCAAGAACACTTTGAAAGTCGTTTCCTAAGTGTTATGAACTCAGCTCAAACAGCTGGCGCAAATAATGCTGTAAATGAGTTTGCTCATCGTTTCCGCGCAAGTGGGACTAACCAGACTATCGCTGAAAAAGACTATATCGATATGCGACTAGCTTTCGATAAAGCTAACGTTCCTGTTGGTGGTCGAATTGCTATTGTAGATCCTGTTGCAGCAGCATCATTGTCTAAGCTAGCAACTCTTACAACTAATATGGACGCAGTTGGCGAAGCTTACTCTCTTGCAAAAGATGGGTTTGATCGTGAACATGCATTTGTAACTATGTTCCACGGCTGGCAGATCTGGACTTCTAATCGTCTACCTACCGTAACAGGTGAAACTCTATCTCTATTTGACGGAACTTCATCAGCTTCAACTTCAGGTAAAGCTAACATCTTCATGTCTATGGCAGATGATAACACTAAACCTGGAATGGTTGCTTGGCGAGCAATGCCAAGTGTAGAAACTGATCGAGATATGGACAAGCGACGTGACAAGTTCACTATGGCTGGCCGTTTCGGTATTGGCGCACAGCGTCTTGATACTCTCGGTGTTATTGTTTCTTCTGCAACTGCAACTGAATAAGGAATAATAATAATGAACGGTATTTATGAAGGAAACACAGGCCTAGGCGTATTTAATCACTACGGTCCTCGTGGAACACAAGACGGTGTAGTTGGCGGCGGCAAGCTTCCAGTACATGGTAACATTGATGAAATGGTTGTATATGTTAACTCTGCCGACTTCGGTACAGACGAAACATTTGACACTCAGTTCACTTTACCGTCAGGTGCAATCCCAGTATCAGCTATCTTCGAAGTAACTGAAGACTTCACTCAAACTGGCGGAACTACTAGCCTTACTTTGAATGTTGGAACCAGTGGTTCAGAAGGTACTAACGGATACAGCATCTCTGATGCCGCTACAACTCTATCAGCAGTCACTGAGCTAGACTCAGCAGCAGCTGGTACTTGGGCTTCAGCTCTAGCAGCTGATACTCTTGTTGGCGTATCTCTTGTCGCAGGTGGTGGTACTATCACTGCTGTAACAGGTGGTGAAGCTAAAGTTGTAGTTCGTTACTACAAAGTGTAATTGTATTGATAGGGGGCAGATTACTGCCCTTTATATAACTAATAGGTGAGACATGTCATTACCATTAAAGGGAGAACTAACTCCTGAAAAACCAAATTCTCCTGACTTTGAGTTTACTGGAGAAGTATCTATCCTTATTGAAGGTGAAGTAGGTACAGTAGAGATACAACGATCTTTGAAAGGATCTGATTTTTTCACACTAACAGATACAGCAGGCAGTCCCGCAGCTTTTTCAGTTGATGGAGTAGCTTATAATGCTCAGTTAGAGAATAAAACTGGAACTTCTAAATATCGATTAGTAGCGTCTGTTGTAGATACACCTATTAACTATATTATCTGTAAGTAAGGAAGATAGTTAAATGTTAACATCAAGTATATTGAAACAGAATGACCAGTTACTATCGGTCTTAGCTGATTCTAAAAAGCTTACTAAAATTCTTGAAGAAATCAAGAAAGCAGATAAAGCTGCCAAAGAGAGTATGAAAGCTCTTTCACAAGGCAAGTCTTATAAATCTGCGTTAGAAGCTATGAAGTTAGAAGCTGAAGAGTATAGTAAAGACGTAGTAAAGGCTAAGAAGTATCTTAAGGATTACAAGCTCAAAGCTATTGCACTAGTTGAAGAAGCTCGTAATGAAGCTGAAGTTGTTTTGTCAGAGGCTAGTAAAGTTAAAACTGAATCACAAGACAAATTAACTGCGATTGAAATAGCGCTTAAAAATGCTAAAGAGTGCGAAGAAAGCACTACCAAGGCTTTGGCTCAAGCAGCTATGAAAGAAGCTAAGACTTCAGATCTTAAGAAGCAATACGAAGACAAACTTAAAGATATCAAGAAACGACTCGAAGGTCTTTAATTCATGGCTGATCCCGCAGTAACCAATCTTACTCAACTAGACCCTTCAGATACTGCCTCGTGGACATCTGCTGTAGTGGGGAATGCTGACGATGATATACCTGATCTAGGTGTAACCATTGAAGGTATCAATCCTCCTAATACATGTGTAAACTTTGAGTCATCTTCTTCTAGTTACATAAATGGTCAAAAATATAGCGCTTACAGTCCATCATGGACAGCTATAGATTTGTCATCCGCTGACTCTGCAGTACTTGTTCATTTCGCAGGAAACCCAGGACAGTTTAACCAAGTGTCTGGAGATTCTGATGGGATAACCATGTACGCCTTTAACTCAGATAGAGCTAACTACGCTTACTGGGAAATAGGAGGATCGGGAGATACTTTCTACAAAGGTGCTGCAACCTTCTTCCCTCTTCTCTTAAGAGATGCTGATAGAACAGGCACAGGCGGCACATGGGACAATACAAGTGTAGTAGAGATAGGGGTAGCTTTTAAAGCTGGAGGAGATGGCCAGTTCGGGATAAGTTTCAGAATAGATCAAATAATTCAAGTGAACGGGGAAGTAGTCCTATCTGAGGGGGACCTATCTACCGTAGGTACTTTCAAAGAGTATAGAGATCTCTTGTTCTCAAATGCATCAACAGGAGATTTTTATAATGCTGCTAACGCTTACATTCCTCCTGCTTACGGGTTCGGCTACCCTATTCGTATAAACAGTACTAACTTCTCAGATAGTAACTCCAGTTTTATATTTTTGCCTAACGATCCAGAAGCAGGCTTCACAGTTCCTACCACAGGGTATTATAGTTTAACTATAGACCCTGACGTAGTTACAGCAACCTTAGACTTTTCAGACATAGTATTCGCATACAGTACAGGCACTTACCCCCTAGTTGTAGATGGAAGCTCCTTAACCTCAGGCACACTGGACTTTACTCGCACATCTTTCTTGAATACATCAAGCGTTGTGGTGGAAGGTTCTCAGACTACTATGACTAACTGCTCATTGCCAGGACCCTCTTCGGTGTCTCTGTCAGGGGCTACCTTAATAAATATGAGCATAGATGACTGTGCTCAGCCAGTAGAGATAGACGGAGACCTTGGATCGGGCTCGTCTATCCAAATACCAAACCCTCAATCAGTTTCCCTTCAGTTTAACATTGATGAGGGAGATTATTAGGACTTAAACTTCACTGTTCCGCCTGGAGGAATTGTTAACGTAGATCCAACTCCAGACTCAGGTACTTATAACTTATCTGGTATTTCAAGCACAGGCACAGTAGAATTCGATAACCTAAGCTCAAATGACACTACCATAGTTATACCTTCATCTTTATCCAATACAGTTACGAGTCCTACAACAGGCGGTGGTTCAATAACCATAGATAACGCAGTGACCGTAGACGTGACTGTAACGGCTATAGATGTTCAAACAGGTCTGGGCGTACCTTCAGCTAGGGTCAGACTAGAAGCTTCCTCAGGAGGCGTAGAAACAGAGGGTACTGTTATCTTACAAGGCCTTACAGACTCATCAGGTGTCTTGACATCTTCTTATACATTTACAGGAAGTCAACCTGTTACAGGGACAGTCAGAAAAGCTGGCGCAGACCCTTATTACAAACCAGGGTCTCTAAGTGGGACTATAACTTCAACAGGGTATAATGTCCCTGTGACACTAGTGAGAGATTAATTGAATGGCTATAGAAACAGATTTTAGTGTTACCAGAAGTACGGGAGATATCCGTGCTATTGCTGGCACTGACAACTATACAGTACTGGAACTTCACAGATGGCTTCAGGATTTAGCCGATGATGCTAGTTCAGTTGGTGATGATGAGATCGATATTACCGATGAAGTCCCATCAGATAAAGCCTTTGATACTATCATTACTCTTTTAGGTGACTACAATATTGACGATGCTACAGCTCAACGGTTGTATGGCGGATCTATAACACAAGGCACTGGTGGAACACTGGAAAGATATCCTGGTGTGTCCATAGTTGGCAACTTCCCTTCTGGCACTGAACCTCAGATTATTCAGAACAATGTCAAGTTGACTAACTTCTGGGGTAATGAGTACAACCCTAACAGCTCTCTAGGTATCTCTCACCAGTTCTTGGTAAAGACTATCGATGCAGGGGTAGAGATAGATGGAGGTAGAGTTAGAGGCCAGTACAGAGGGTATGGAAACGAGTACAAAGAAGCATCTACTGTTCTAAGTGTAGGTGTAGGTGTTATCGCATTAGGTAATATTCAAAACGATGCATTTAACGATGTGTCATTAGTGAATGTCAATGCCTCTCCTTACACCACTGTAGCTAACGATAATGAAGGCTACAATTCTATAGACCTTAATAACGGTAACGGGGCACAGCCTTATTACTCAGACTGGAATCCTAACTCAACTGATCTGGCAGGTCTTTATAACAGAATTAAATACTTAACCAGAGATGGAACTTCTGACACTATCTACGGAATCAACGGAGAGCTCTTCCGAGGGATCACGCATGAGATAACTGTAGATGGAGGGTCTGGTACTTGGAGCACTCCAGAGAACGTCACATGGACAGGAGGTTCAGGTCAGTTGCTAGCTGTGGATAACTCTACAGCCACATCAGCTACTACCTTATGGATACAATTACTTACCGGTGTAGCTCCTACAGATAATCAAGATATTACAGGGACAACTTCATCTGCTGTCAATACAGTAAATGTCATTGTCACTGAACGTAACTTACCTAGTAACTCTGTAATTGGAGCGTACTTCGGGACTGTAATTGGAGGGTTCGGTGTAGGTGTAGATGAGAACTTCTTGTCTTCTGCAGACTCACTTACAGACCTTAACGCTGTTACTCAGACTCCTCCAAACAATGTTCAGATAACAGTGTCTGGCGTAGAGGGTGGAGTTTCAGGCCAGGATTACATCCTTCTAGGACGGAACGACGGAGCTGGTAATTTAGAGACTGACACTTACAGTGCTAACGGTGCTCAAGTTTCAGCTAGTACTACTTACGTAGTAAATGAAACTATTAACACTGATGACCCTGCTTCAGGCTTTGTCCGCATCTTTGACGCTACTAACAACTCTTTTGGAAAGGTTGCTTACACTAGCTACTCAGGATCGACATTCACCCTGGACACCACTATTGGTTTTGATGTCGCAGATGCTGCAGAATCTTTTGTACCTTTCCTAGACGGACAAGGTTCAGGTGGTACTTTAGGAAGTGAAGATGGATCTATCAGTACCAGTATAGTTTTCTCCTCTTCGATTGATGTGATAGGAAGTATACGGAATGGCAGCGTTACAGCTGTTGCCCCTATCAAGCCTTTCCCACTAGCCGGTTCTGTAGGTAGCGGTGGATTCTCTGTAACAGCAGTGAGAACTCTTGACTAATGGCGATCACAATAGATTACCCATCACAGGTTATTTCTATTCCTAGGGCTGACTTACAGTTAGTCCAATCTTCGCCTACTGAAATCAGACAACTAGATCTTGATACTTTCAGATTAGAATTGAGAGATTTAGAGGATGATGAAGAAGGTTCTGTGTATCCAGCTACGGTTGATCACACACAGCCTAAGTCGATCTCGGGTGTAACCCTAGCCAGGGTTGTAGAGATAATAAACAACTACACGATTACCTTCGAAGATGGACAGTACGCTGTCAACATCATCGGAGGGAATACCAACCTGGGAGATTTTGTAAACGTTAACCAAGTGTCTATCCGTACTTCTAACAGTGCAGGACTGACTTATTCTAAGGAAGTGGAAGATCAGAGTTTCACTGATTCAAGGGTTTACATAAATACTGTAACCGGATTATCGGGTACTCAGTTCCCCAGAGGGACCCCTGGAGATCCAGTATCTAACCTAATCGATGCTGAGCTCATTATAGCTAACAGGAACTTCCCTAAAAGGCTTTCACTTACAGGTGACATAGTTGTAGGCAATGGGGAGACTGTAAATGACTTTGATATCTTAGGGTCTGCATTCTCACTTGCCAGTGTCACTTTGGAGCCAGGGTCCACTTCAGACAACTTGGTGCTGACTGCGTGTACCGTAGACAGTTCAGTAGGTGGGGCATCTTCCCGCTACGACGATTGCCTTATCTCTAACATTGTTGGAGTTGAAGGTGGTTGCTCAGAGTCCAAACTTGGAGGCTTGATAACAGCCACTAATGACGTAGATTTCAAGAACTGTTATGGAACGTTTGGATTGATCATGTCAGGCTCTGGACTGAGTGTTAACCTTGTGAACTTCAGTGGAAATGTCACTATCGTTAACCTGACTGACAGCGGTAGCACAGTTAACATTGGGGCTATTTCTGCCGTAGTGACTATCGATTCTAGCTGTACTGCAGGGGATGTAATCCTGGCAGATGTAGATCTAGTAATAGATAATTCAGGTCCAGATTGCGATGTCACTATTGTGAACCAACATGCTGTTACACAAGCAGGTTTAACTCAGATACCTGGTGCCACATCCTCTGAAGTGTTCTCACAGGCCACAGAAGGCTCTGAGACGTTCTTAGAGGCTATAAGGCTAATCAGGGCAGAGGCAGCAGGAGAAGTCTCAGTGTCGGGCAATACAGTGAGTTTCAGGGATGCTGCAGATACTAAGAATAGAATTGTTGCAGTAACTGATAGTAACGGTCAGAGAACTTTTAACACAGTCGATGGGACGTAATGTCTTACTACGCTAGTAATTATTATTCAAGTAATTATTACTTAACAACGTACTACGTTGGAACTAGTGGCGGCGGAAGTGGTCCAATATTCACTAGTGATACTTATTATAACAAGCTAGGTGAGTTAGGTTATAAAGGATCGTTAGCTGATAGACAATTCCAGTACTTACGTGATCTAGGTTACACAGGACCTCAATCAACAAGGCAAAGAGACAGACTACGTGATCTAGGATATCCTGGACCTACTGCTTCTATGCTATTAAAACAAAAAACAGATGCCGAAGGTTTCAGGTGTATATCTGAAATGATGACTAAGACAGGATTAATACCAGTATGACAATTGAATTAAGTGACGCTACAGACCCTAACTTACATGAACCTAAAGGCGCATCATCAGCTAGCAATCTAACTGTGTACACGTCTAATGGTCTAGGATCAGGTTCCTGGTCTCCTCAACTGAGCCTATCTAATGCCCTTATGACTATGAGGAACAACTCCACAGTTACTACGATCACTGCAGCGGACACACCTGTGTTGATAACAGGAGCCTGGACCGAAGAGTCGGCAGGTCTATACGACACGACAGTATCAGGTAGAGCTACCCATCTTGACTCACGAACCAAAGTGGTAAACATCGATACTTCACTGACTTTAGATGTATCAGCCGGTACAGTCGATGTCACTGCTTATGTGTATAAGAACGGATCTCAGATACCTGAGAGTGAGAGAACAGTATCTGTTACATCAGGGTCAACAGAGAACCTTATCCTAATGTGGCAATCATCTATGGATCAGACAGATTATATTGAAGTGTATGTGGAAAATAACACAGACGACGCAGATATAACTGTAACTGATGCTATTCTGAGGATCAAAGCGTAATGGCTAAACTCTCTCTTATAGAGATAGTCAATGACATCTCTAACGACTTAGATACAGAACCTTTCAATAGTATCGATGATACTGTAGAGTCTGTACAGATAGCACAAATAGTCAAGACATCTTACTTTGAGATAATGGCAAGAAGTAATTGGCCACATCTTAAAAGAACTGTCCAGCTAGACAACGTATCAGATACTGAAAAGCCGACTCACCTAAAGCTTCCTGAACTGACTAAAGAAGTAGTCTCGTTCTCTTATAACAAGCTTAGAGAAGACAGTCTTACAAGAGACAGGTTCAGTTGCTTAGAATACTTGCCTGCTTCAGACTTCATAAAAAAGATGAACGAAAGGAACCTAGACAATGAGAACGTTATAAAAACGTTTGACTTTGGAGGAGCTCCTTTTTACATTTTAAATAACAAAGCTCCTAGTTGCTTCACCTCTTTTGATGATGAATATATTGTATTGGATTCTTATAACTCTGTTATAGAAGATACAGTACAAGGCTCAAACACTCAGGCTATCATTTACTTCGAACCTTCTTGGACTCATGAAGATTCAGCTATCCCTGATATCCCTAGCGAAGCTTTCCCACTTCTTATCGAAGAAGCTAAGTCTACAGCATTCATTGTACTGAAGCAATCTCCTAATGCTAAGTCAGAGCAAAAGGCCAGAAGGCAGAAGGTTTGGCTATCACGGAAATCGTGGAGAGCTGAAGGCGGCGTACAGTATCCTAATTATGGAAGATATAGATAATGCCTCAGCAAACTGTAAATAAAGAGTATAACACTTTTGTAAAAGGTTTGAACACTGAAGCAGGACCTCTCACTTACCCTGAGAATGCATCTCTATCTGAAGATAATTTCGAACTTAACACTAAAGGTTACAGAAGCCGAAGGTTAGGTATAGATTACGAATCTGAATATACCCTCATTGATTCAGGCAATGTAGAAGCAGAGTTTATCGATAAAGCTGTAAATGTCACAAAGTGGGAAGATGTCAATACTAATGGCAGCCTTATCATCTTAGTAGTTCAAATAGGGTTGGATCTATTCTTCTACGATGCCACTAAGCAACCTGTCACAGGAACTCCATTGAATGGAGGCAACCCTATAACACTAGAAGGCGATAAAGGATTAGTATTCCAGACAGCTAATGTGTCAGGGAATTTTGCTGTAGTTACAGGAGGAGATGTTATTTATCAACTGTTCTACAATAGCACAGATGATGAAGTCACCTTCATACAGCACGGACTGCTCGTAAGGGATATATGGGGAGTAGCAGACGGAACCTTTATCTCTGAAAGGATTATTCCTGGGGGAGAAGATACAGACCTAGTAGCTTACAATCTCCACAACCAAGGATGGGGAGAGAAGAATATAGACGATAACAATGTATCTTATCGTGCAACATTCTTTTTTGATGAAGGGGTCTATCCAAGTAACTCTGACAAAGTATCTTCAGGGGTTGACTCTGCTGATGGGAATCAGTTTAAGCCTACTCTCGTTCTTAGGGCTATATCTGGAACGTCCCCTGCACCTAAAGGGTCTCACATTATAGACCTCTTTTACCGCGGGGCATCCAGGACTATCTCTTTTGTAGGACTTAACAATACCTCTGGAGAGTACAGCCTACTTAACAACTATGGAACAAGCTCTCTAGGATGGGACTTACCTGATTCCTCTGGTAACAAAGTTTATGGCGTACACTCTTCTGTAGCAGGCCAGGTAACCATCCCTAGCAATCTACAGATAACTTTACCTGTAGATAGAACAGCTCCTTCTATAAGAGCTGTAGCTGCGTATTCAGGAAGGCTCTTCTATGCAGGGTTTGACTCTACAGTCATAGATGGAGATTCACGATCACCCAACTTAGCTACTTATGTTACGTATTCTCAAATCATAGAGAATGAAGAGAAGGTAGGAAAGTGTTATCAGGAAGGAGACCCCGGATCAGTAACTGACTTTGACTTGGTTGCTACAGATGGTGGAGTGATCCACATACCAGGGATCTCATCTATAGTTAAGATGATACCTTTCGGAAGATCATTGGTTGTCTTCGCCACTAACGGAGTATGGGAGATACGAGGAGGAGAAGATGGTTTCTCAGCCACTTCTAACTCCGTAGAGAAGATCTCAGATATAGGAACAACTAATGCAGGCTCTGTAGTTGAAGCAGAGAACAGAATACTGTATTGGGCGACTGATGGCATATATGCTATTGATAGAGATCAAGTAGGTTTTAACCTTACCTCTGTCAGCTTGTCTGAAAATACTATACAGAGCCTCTACAGTGATATCTCCTCATCTGCAAAGAGTAACGTAACAGCAGAGTATAGCGGATCTACAAAGACTATCTCTTGGATGTACAACGACCTAGACAATTATGATGGCGTTACTGACAAGTTTGTATATAACCGTCAATTGAATTTCAATATGACCTTGCAAGCTTTCTACACGTACACCATAGGAAGTGACACCACAGACACTGAGTACCCTAGAGTAGCAGGTATATTCTTATCTACTGATTTCATATCACAGCGATACGAAGAGCAAGTCGTAATAGGTGATGACTTTGTACAGATAGATGGAGAGAATGTTGTCATCTCCAGAGACGCCAGTACTAACACTCCTATAAAGACTTCCTACCTTGTAGTGAAGCCGGATGACACTACCAACTATACATTCTCAGTAGCCGCACTGACTAACCCCTCCTTCTTGGACTGGGAGTCGGATGTATCTGATTCTGTAGACGCTGAAGGGCATCTAGAAGCAGGGTTCGAGACATTACAAGATACTCAGAGAAAGAAGCAGACCCAATATGTAACTGTTCACTGTGAAAGAACAGAAGATGGTTTTGACTCTGACTTAGAGCCTACCAGTCCTAGCTCTTGCTTTATGCAAGCTAAATGGGACTTTGCAGACTCAGAGAACTCAGGGAAGATAAGTACTCCGGTCCAAGTGTACAGACTTAGAAGAGACTATATACCTTCAGGCACAGGAGATACCTTTGATTACGGTCAATCAGTCATCTCCACCAAGAATAAGATACGAGGTAGAGGCAGAGCACTAGTGTTACGATTCTCTACAGAACCGGCCAGGAACTGTATATTATATGGATGGGCAACTACCTTTGCAGCTAACAAAGAAGTTTAATGTATTTATAGACTACTCTCCAGAAGACATCAGGGATTGTATTAATCCTTATTGGGGGGAGGAATATCACGGAAGATCTTTCGAAGAGTATGTCCCTGAACCTGAATTCACATGGTACAGAATAGAAGTTGATGGAGAGTTAGCCGGATACTTCTGCTCACACGAACAGAATGAGATGGCTCATCGTGTACATGTATGTATAAAGAGAGAGTTTAGGAAATATAAGAAAGAGATTGTAAATGCATGGAGGCCAGTTATTTGCAATCATTTGCCAGAAGAAGTAATAGACCTTTTAGGCATCATCCCGGAATATCTACCTATGAGTGTTCTCTTTGCATTAGAGAACGATTGGCATAACTTAGGTACAAGTGTAGAAGATGGTATCAAGTACTTCATTCTCGGAACAACCGTGAAAGACTTCAGAAAAGAGATTATATAAAATGCAAGCAATACCTTACGTACTCACAGCATTTAGTGCAGGGGCTCAGGTTCACGGTCAAAGACAAGTGAATAAAGCCAACGACTTGAGACAGAGAGCAGCTGATGGACAAGCCTCTACAGAGAGAAGACGTATCGTCAGAGAAGATCGTATACGGAGAGCTAACGTGATCAACTCTGCAGCTCAGACAGGAACCCAAGATAGTTCTAGTGCAGTGTCTGCAGCTGGAGCGATAGGTAACCAGACAGGTTTCAATCTAGCTCAATCTTTCGGTACACAGAGCTCTTCTAGAGCCATAAGCGCTAGGCAGCAATCAGCTTCCAACAGTAACACCTTTGCAAGTACAGCAAACTCCGGCATCAGAACTGCCCAGTTATTCCAATAAGAGAACGTTTAGATGGCTACAGAGAAAACAGATTCATTAGGGATATCTGATAAAGAGAACCTCCAGATTCAAGCTCTAACTTTAGGAGCTACAGGAGAAGACGTAGCATCTCTTTCTCATCAGAGTATAGACGAGATACCTCAGATGATAGCCTCATCAGGTGGTGGCAGTCTATATGAGAATCAAGACTTCAGTCAAGATGAGAGTGTCTACACTCCAGACAAAGCCCCTATGCCTTCTCATGAAGCAGCCAGGAAGTCTACTTATGCAAGTTTAGCAAGAGATGCAGATATAACCCAAGACTATACAGGGATGTATGACCAGTTTACAGATGGAGGAAGTTCTTCTCTGTATGACTCTATAAAGCAAGAGATACTGAACACCAGTTCTTCACAGCTTAGAGGTTATATTCAAGATGCCTCACAGGAGGGGGACGTACAAGGTACACAGGCTTTACTCCAGGCCTCTGACACACTTATACGTCAAGATTCTAACGTAGCTAACAAAGGACTTGAAACAGCGTCAGATCTATACACAGAGAGCCAAGGAGGGCTCAGTGTAAGGGAGAGTCAGAAGAGATTCCTTAAAGCGCTATCAGGTAAAACCGACGAGTCAGGTATCAGTGTATCGGATAGGGTAAATCACCTTATAGATTCAGCAATAGCTACCAATACTGGAAACTTAGCTGGGTACGCCATTGACAACCTTGAAGCAGGTTTTGTTGGAGAGCAAGCTCTAGGCTTGTCTAAGGTAGGTAAAGATATTCTCGGAGAGAGGTATCTAGTCAGGGGTGGAACTATGTTGAAAGACCTAGCTCAGCACCTGAGAAATACCCCTGCTGAGAATCAAGAAGCTGAAGCTAAGAAGATTGTAGACTCCTTTGTAAAGAACTCAGGAATCATAGGTGGAAACGATGTTGTCAAAACCTTTGCACTAGAATCATTCAGAGAGTTCTTCAATACTCCTGGAGGAGACATTCCTTTTGATAGATGGGTTCAAGACGTTGTAGGTACAGTAGAGCTGGCAGGCCTAGCCCCTGTAGCTAAGATAATAACTAAGCTATCGGCTATCAAGAAGTCATCTTCTTCTGTACTAAGAGCAGCTAAGACTAAGCCTGGACTAGTAGAGGCTAACCCTGATCTAGATGCAGTATTAGATGCTGCTGCTATTAAAGACCCTGCTGTAGCACAACAGTTAGGTACCAATACAGCAGAGGTCATGGCCAAAGCCTTACCTACTAATCACATTGACGATGCCTTTGTATTAGAAGGAGCTAGTGAAGATCTTGTAAATAAAGTTAAAGGGTTGAGAACCAAGGCTGAAGAGGCTGAGAATACAATCGATAACACTTTCATGTATCGGACCCAGGACTACGCTAACAAGCAGAAAACTATTCTAGATGTATTCTCACAAGAGAAGTTCTTTGGCAATGCCAGACCTTCTATCTCTACATTAAAGAGGTCGGAAGATAGAAACAGCATGACTCTCCACGCCATGTATGGAGTGGACACTAATATGCCACTATCTCTCGGTCAAGCTAAGAAGCTTCAAAATAACTTGAACAAAGTTATAGAAGGCGGAGATTTTGAGAATACAGATGTTCAGTTAATGGTTAAAGACCATGCTACAGATACTTATGAAAGATTTGATAGAAACGTCCACGGCACAGAAGGGCAGATGTATGTCCAATTAAAGACTGATGCCAGAATGAGTGTGGCAGACGTTGTAGGTACAGATCCTCTCTCAGAGTCAGGTACTAGAGCTGTAGGCTCTATAGCAGGAACCTTCATAGGAAGAGCATTCTTCGATCCTCAGGATTATGTAGACAGAACATTACTTGGCTCAGCTCGTGTAGGCCTAGATGGTAAAGGTCTTAAGCGACACCAGATGATGGCAGTGGCCAGTGACTTCCTTAATCTAGGATACAAGGGAAAGAAGAAAGTATCAAACGCTTTAGTCCAGGGAGATCAAGATCAAGTTGTCTATAGTTATAAGGAACTTGGAGATCTAGGACTATCAGAGAAAGAG